CCTTTTTTATATTTCATTACTTTACCACCGCCTTTAGCAAATCCCATATTATTCCGTACTTTTGTGGGAAGTTTAGCAAGACCTGTGTTATCAGCAGGAACATTTTTAAGAGGACCACCAGCTTCACGATACATTACCTTACCGCCGCCCTTTTTCTTTTCAGCATCTCTTAAAGCTTTTTGATAAGCCTTTTCAAGATTTTTGCCGTTTAATTCAGCAAGAGTGTTTGGGCTAATAAAGTCTTGAACCTCACCAATAAAGTTTCGCTTTTCGCTATCAGTCATTTTCTGTGATGTTTGCGGAGAATTTTTATTAGTTTTCTTTGCGTTCATTGGTAACATTAGCTTGCTCCTTGTATAACTGGATTAGGCCCACCAGCAGGACTAGCAGCGATTTCCATATCGTCTTGACGAGTTCTACGAGCCTGATTTCTAAGTGTTGTAATTGCGCTTTCATACTGCTGCTGCCAAACTGGAAGTGTATTCCAATCTTTCATATACATAGTTGCCTCTAAAAGACAACCATAAAATAAAGCATCGTAGCAATACTCACTATAATAATTTGAAGTTGTCACACTTGTACCTGTTGCAGAAGCAAGAGCTAGTGGTCGTGACGCTGTTTGTACTATACCTGACAAAGTAGATGTAGGTGTAGGTACTACAAAAATAGAACCATTTGTTTTACGTGAATAGTATCGGGGAGTTCCCGTAGATGTAGCAACAGGCCAATAGTCTGTAGCATACTCATAAGTTCTTTGAAGTAGATTTACTTTGGAAGCAGCGGGTGTAGCAGTTACACTGACACTTGTTGTATAGTTTACATTACGAACAATACGCACTCTGTCATTAAGTGCAACACTAGCATTAGCTGCTGTAAATGTAATAGCATTATACTCATCTAAACCAACATCGTCTAGGTCTTTGGTAAGACGTAGTTCTGTTTTTTCAATCAACTTAGGAATTTGATCCGCAAACTCTGTCGAATCATTTTCAGTTGTATTGATAATGTCGGTTTTTAAATAAGCGTAAGAAGGCATGTTAGCCTACATATAGAGTAATCGTAGGAGTCATAGTGCCAGTGCCTGAGTTGGCAACACTAAGTACGCCATAAACACCTACACCCATATCTCCAATGTACTGGTCATTTGAATCCGTTGCACCCACTCTGTAGCGGATGGCTGTACCCTTTGCAGTCTTGTTAGTAATTTGATTAGAACCAGTAATAACAATTTCACCAGCAAGAGTAGCATATGTATGGATAGCCATAATACGGGTTGTCTGAGGAATAGGACCACCACCGTTTGCTCCAACAGTAAGGTTGCTATCTACGTACCTAAACCCTGTAATAATGGCACCATCACTGCTTACGTTCTGGGCAACTTTAATATTTGTAGCCATATTTATTTCCTTTATTAGAAAAAAGTAGAAAGAGAGAGCAGCATTAAGCTACTCTCCCCTTCTAGCTTAATTAACCAGCACTACCGAACCAGCCACGCCAATCCGAAACACCGAAGCTATAACGCTCACGGGCTTTGAATCGAATGTTGCCAGTGTCGAAGTCAGGTTCCATCTTCGTCTGAAGCGGAGAACGAACAAACATCTTCGTGCCGTTCGGTGCATCCGTCTTGACAAACCACGCATCAGTGTCGGTAAACCGACGATTGATGTAGTAGCCTTCAGGAACCATACCCAAATGACGGGTCGCGTTAATCGCGTTCGTATTCGGGTTGGCATCTGCCGCACTCGTCTGCGTATTTCCAGGAGAGCTGAGAACACGATCTGCAATGGCCCACGAATCAACGGGAACATGCAGCGAGATCGCACTCGCACCAATCAGAATACCGCGATCATCCTTGATCTTCTGAATAGCGGTCAGAGCAGTCTCAAGGGTAGCTTCCGAAAGATCGGCAGCGCCCAGAAGATTGGACTGATTACCATCAGAAATGGTAGGATGAGCAGCAGAGAAGAACGCAGCACCGTCACCAATGGTATCAGTGAAACCATTGTTGTAAAGCGCAGCCGCCTTGACCTGCTTGGTATTTGCCATCGCACGAGCGAGACCGCGCGCACGAAGCTTGGCAAACGTGTCATACAGGTTGTCTTCCATTGCTTCTTCCGTAACTGCGAAAGCAAGAGCAACAGTTTCAGCCGTATAACGGGCAGTGTAACTTTCCTGTGCATCGTCATAGGAAACAGCAGCACCCTCACCCTTGGTCGGCGCAGAGCCAAACCCAGTGAATAGTACTTCTTCCTCAAACGCACGGTCAGAGTTTTCAATTTCATAAAGAGGTTCGTGTTCGTTATTAACCTCTCCATACTCCATTCCAAAAACGGCGTTCAAACCTGGAAGGAGTTCTTTTGCAATACTAGCTCTATTAATAGCCATAATTTAGTCCTCCCTAATTAAGCCGTTGAAGCCGTAGCAGTGACATAACGATCCCGATGGGTGTTAAGCCAAACTTCGACAATTGGATAGGCATCGTTGTTACCTTCGTCAGGAAACTGAGCGCGACCGACAACACGAGCAGCAAGCTCGGTTTCAGCACCAGTAGAAGCAAGCAAGTAGTAGCTGGACTGACCAGTTACCGTGTTGCCTGAACTAGCAGTAGAACTGACCGTCACATTGTAGTTCTTGACAATAGCCGCTTCAGCAGCAGAAAGCGTCAAAGAACACTGAATGTAATAGGTCTGATCTGGATCAGTAATGACAAAGAATTTAATATCCGTAGCAGATATCCCGCCATTCCAGTAACGAGCAAACTTCTGTTCGCCATTTTCAACATACTGGCAACCCATGAAAACGCCCGAAGGCTTTAGGGTAGCAGCAATAAAGGGCGAGATCGTCGCAAAGTTCGCACCTGGAAGTACGACGGGATCGCCTGTGAAAATGTTGTTACTAGGTGATTGCGCCTGACCTGTAGAGGTAAGCGTAATCATATCAGTGACGGCCTCATTATTGTAAGAACCGCCCTTCTTACGAGCAGGGATAAAACCACGAAATGCTTGAGTAGTAGACATGTTTCATCTCCTTGGTTATAAAGACGTTAGCCCTGAAAATTAGGTCTACGTCCTTTTGTTACTGTAGTTTTACTATTGTTGGAAATTGGCATACGAGAATCTGAGCTATTCATTAGCTGTGCATTTACTGCATCCATCATATCATTAGCTTTATTCCGATAGAATTTCCGTTTAGCCGCTACCTTTCCTGCTGGCATCTTTGCCAACGCTAAATCCCCACGACAGACTGTGCCTTGGTAACGACCATCTTCCCTTACGAAGGATGTAATCGACATTTCAGGAACTTCGTCAGGAGTTACGAAAACCCATCCCTCTTGTAGTTTCTTACCTACATTTGAGATGTCATCTGTGCCTTTGATGGAGATGCGTATCCAACGTAAAGCCATTCCTTCAGAATCAAATCGTGCTTGCACATGATCTGGAATATCTAAAGCATTAGGCTCTTCAAAGGTGTATTCTTCTTCCTGAGTGTTGTTCTCTCTAAGTTGACTACTACGTGTTTCATTTCGTGTGTTCATAATATATCTCCGCGCTACTATTTAATGGTAGTATAATCACCGTCAGCCCCATTTACTTTGAGCTTTTCGGCGGCATACTTTTCAAGTGGAATATTCCATTTCTGGGCTAGGCGAATATCTTCTTGAGATAGCTTAACCTTTTTAGAACTGGATGAGGGTGAACGCGATCCCCCCGAAACTACTTGAGCAGGTTTTGACGAAGTTTCCTGCTTACGTTGCACATCTTCCCCAAACTGTTGAGGGAAGGACTGTTTCATGCGGTTACTGATTTCCTGATAAAACTCATTGTCATTAGGATCGTAACCTTCATTTTTTAGTTCAGCATCAATAGCAAGTGCGGCAGCGGTCATAACATTGTTATTTCCAAACCATTCGTTTTCTGACGCCCACTGTTCTGCTTTAGGGTCAGTAGCGGTTGGTCTTGGTGCAACTTGCTGTTGCTGTACGGGCTGCTCTACAGGAGCCGCCTCATAATTACTTTTAGCACTAGAAACATTTTTTAGATCACCCTGTGCATCGTTAAGCATAATCTGAGCTTGAAGGAGCTTTTCCTTTTCACCGTTTTCAAATGCTTCCATGTATGCAGCTTGTGCTAGTTCTAGTTTATCTTTCAACTGCTTTTCAGAAGCATCAAGACTTAGTTTATTAATCTCTTGTACTTCTGAACTTTTTGTTCTGAGGTTAGTTTCTAGTTCCTCATTTTTTTGGATGAGAGACTGAATTTGTTCGTCACGTTCTTTACGCTGACGAATCAACTGGCGAATACGTTTTTGAGCGCCAGAGGTTTCTACGCCTTCTAGTTCTTTTGGCGCTTCGCCTTCTTTTGCTTTTTGGCTGGCTTCTTCTCTTCCTTCTTCTTGAGACGGAGCAGAATCAGCAGCTTGTTCCATAGTTTCTTCAGTTTCGATTTCATATTCAACCTTACTTTCTGTCTCGACATTCGGAACTTCTACATCGTTCCACACTTCTTTATCTTCCATTACATTCTCTTTCCCGTTGTTTACGAAACAAACGATTTAACGATTAAATAAATATATTATACCATAGTATTGTTATATCTACAAATTAAGCTGATGCTGTCCCTAGATTAAATGTAGGATCAAGATCAGTTGGGTCATCTACACGAAGCATAATTTGGTCATCAAACAAAAGAATAAGTCTTACACCTTTGTAAAATAACTTAGTTCCTGTATGCTTACCATAGCAAACGTAGTCTCCTACATTACACCATGCACCCGTTGGAAACTTTTCTTTATCCGCATAGGCAATATCACCAAGGCTTAAAACTTTACCAATTGTTGTTAGATAAGACATATCATCCTTGGTAGAGTCTGGAATAATAATACCGCCTTTCGTCAATGACTTAACTGACACAGGGCGGATTAAAACATGAAAACCTGGAAGTGCTGGTAGCACATCTGGATCAGGTTGTTCAATGGGGTCTGTAATCCACATATCATTTTTAATGGCATTACCTAAATTTACCTGTTGCATTTTACTCCTCTTCTTCGTCGTATATACGTTTCTTTACGATATCGGTTAAATTGTCTCTTGCCCATTCAAGTCCAGATAGGTTGCCCACCATCTGTGTATATTCTGCATAACTACCTGCACTGCCATGACCAAGTGCTACTCTTAACTTATTAATTTCTTCGTTGAGTGTTTGAATAAACTCGTCCCAGATATTCATTACTTTAGTTTAGCTGGTCCTGGAACTTTGTATGAAAAATCATCGAACTCACCAAGAACACTACGATTGGTGCGACCACCAAACGATTCCTCTTTTACCATATCACCAAACGTATCGGGATTGGAATTTGGTACATGTGTAGGATAGCCGCCCGTCGCGCTCTTAACATCACACTTTACGTGGTCAAGATATCCTTTTCCTTTTGTCATCATTGTTTGTCTCCTTGAAATTGTTTAAGAAAATTAAAGATTTCCTTTACTGTATTTTCTTTTTCTTTACCTTGCTGCTTTTCACCCTCAATAGCTAACTGCGTGAGGGCTTCAAGAGCTTTGATATCTTGTTTACTGTTACGATCTAGTTCAGCTTTTTCTCTCTTGAAGTTATCAGTAGCATTTGTTTTTAACATGCTAATGATCTGATCGTTTTCTTCAAGCTCAAGTTTCTTATTTTTAAGTTCCATATCAGCCGCTGAAATAGCTGTATCTTTATCAATCTTTTGTTTCTCAAGTTCAACCTTGGCTTGCTCAAGTGCAACCAACTGTTGCTCTGGAGACTGTGCCATACCCATAGCCTGATTAGCATTAAGAACTTGCTGTGCGGCTTGCGCGGTAATCATTTCAATTACCTGTGGGTTCTGTGCTGCCTCTGGTCCTGCCTGTTGCATTAGCTGTTGCGTCATACCAGCAACCTGTTCCTGATACTTCATTACAGAATGTTCTTGAATGTTAGCTTCTAGTATCGGACGCAACCTACCCATAATAGGATTAGCACCGTTCATAGGGTCTTGTAAATATGCCATCTTGGTTTGAATATGTGCATCATGGTTCTGTCCTGCAAACGATGCAATAGGGATACCTTTAGTTGCAGCCATAATATCAGACACAGGGTCCATAGCTTGAGGCTCAATCTTTGGCGGCAGTATCTGTTCTAGGTTAGGCATGTTAGCCGCATGTAGAATAGTTCTGTTAAGTGCCTCTAGGTTAAACATTCCAGG